ATTTAAATTTTCGAGACATATAGTTTGTTATCTTAAAAATATGGCTAATATAGAGGATTTATGAAAATTGAAATATTTTTATAAAAAACAAGAAATTAAGTTAAAATTGATGAAGTATTAAAATAAGAAAAAATAATAAGATAACAAGTTATATTAATAAATTATAAAAATGTCTCAAAAACGATTTTAAGAGGTTATAAATACAAGAAGTTAAATAGATAAAAAAATTAAAATTATATATAAAGAAAAGATATAAATAATATATAGGTAAATGCTTGAAAAAAGCTGAAAAATAGCGAGACAGAGGCTTATTTATAGGGATATAGTTTTTTTTCCATCTCTTATTGCGCAAAACTTTGATTTTGTGCAATAGCATATGCAAAATATAAATAAGGATTCTGCAATCCCCTCTTCTATATTGCCTTTATTCGTATTTATCAAATCTTATATTTTTAACACATATAAATGATTTTATTCTCTGTTCAAATAATAACATTAAAAGAAAACTTTGTCAATGTCTTTTTATAATATTTTACTTTTTGCTTCATGTTTATATGCTAACAATTGACTATAAGTATCTCTTACAAATGATTTTTCTAAATTTTCACTTTTAGTATTTGATATTTTTCTTCCATTATATTTTTCATTGACACTATAACAATATAATTCTAATGATTTTAATAACAAATCTAATTGTGTATCGAATATTATTATTTGAACCGTATTAATTATAATTACCTCCTCTCTCCTATTTTTTACTTTTAACAATAAATATTATTTAATGGATGATTATTTATTGCCTTTTTTAATTCTTTATTGCTAATATGCGAATAAATTTCTGTACTTGTAATTGATTCATGACCTAAAAATTCTTTTACTAATAATATATCTTTGGTTAGGTTATACATAATTGTTGCTGATGTATGCCTTAAAGTATGTGGTGTATATCCTTTTTTTGATAAGTCTGCTAATTCAAATGCTCTTATACATATATTGCCTATAGAAACACTACTTAATCTCTCTTTTTTATTATTTAAAAATAATGCTTTATTGTCAGAATCTCTTATTTCCAGATATTCTTTTATTTTCTTAATACATAATTGATTTAGATAAACAATACGTTCTTTATTTCCTTTTCCTATTACTGTTAATATCCTTTTATTAAAGTCAATATCATCTATATCTATTTGTGCTAATTCTGATAAGCGAAGCCCACAATTTAGAAAAATAGTCATGATTGTATTGTTTCTTATTGGATTTTTACAGTTTTCTTCGTTAAAGATATTTAATAATTTTTTAGCATTATCTAAATTTATATATTTAGGCAATCGTTTTTGAGATTCAATTTTAGGTAAATTTGCTGTAGGATTTTGTTTATATTTTAATGTATTATAGTATTTTGTAAATAACCATTTATAAAAACTTTTTACACTAGACATTACCCTCTTTCTTGTATTTGCTCCATTATCTCTATAACTATTAAGATAAACTAAAAAAGCTAAAATTGTACTTTCTTCTATATTTCCTAATATAAAAACATTAATATCTTTAGGTTTTATCTTTAATTTTAAAAATTGAATAAGAAAATCAAAAAACATATGTAAATCATTAGAGTAATCTTCAATAGTAGTTTGTGTACAGTTTTTTATACATATAAGATAATTAAAAAAATCTCTTAGTATTTTTATGTCTATTTTTATTCACCTCCATGAGTTTACATAATAACACACTTAACATAAAAAAGCAAGAAAAACATTTCGACCTTTTTCGACATTTTTCTTAAGCTCTCTTTTTTTCTAAGAAAAAAAATATTTTTTATATTCATTTTTTTATATGTTTATGCTAAAATATTGGTGTAAAATAAAACAAATAAAGGAGAAAATTATGGAATGGGATTATAACAAATTTAGTATAGAAGAATTAGAAACACAATATGCTAAAAATAAAGAGAATATAATCTATTGTGAACAAGTAATTAAACAAAAAGGAAAAATAAGTAATATTATTTTAGCAGTAAGTTTTTTAATTACACTTGGATTTTCTATCGCAGGAATAACATTAATAGAAGATAAACTTATTAAAATTTTTTTAAGTCTTTTTGTTTTATTTAGTCATGTTTATTGCTATATGAATATTAATATTTCTTCTGATGACAAAGAAAGAATAAATTATTTTATAAAAGAAAATGAAAAAATAGAATTAGTTTACAATATAAAAACAAATAAAAAAATAAATTATATTTAATGTTCTAGTATTATACTAGGACTTTTTTATTTTCTTTAACATTTTACAAAAATTAAATTTTTCTTTTTTGGGATATATTTTATCTTCTAATAATTTCTTTACCTCTTCTCTTTTATATTCATATAATAATCTTTGTATTTCTTTTAATATATCTAGTTCTTCTTTATCAGTTCTTTTTTCTAAAAAAGCATTTACTAAACATCTTGCATCAAAAGCATCAGTATATTTTAAAAGACAATGAATCATTTTAAACATTATTATTTTATCAATTTTTAGTAAGTCTATAGGTTCATCTAAATTTCGCATAAACAAAATCTCCTTTATATTAAAATAGTATAAACGATATTACTATGGTTCATAATATATCAAAAATTGTATTAAAATACAAGCAAATTTGATAATAAGGATGTATATAGAAATGAAAATAAAAAAATATAATGGAAAGAGTAAAAATATTTCAGGTGAGATAATAAAACAAGCTAGATTAAATAAAAAAATGACAAAAACAGATGTATCTAAAAAATTAGAGTTATATGGAGTATATTTGCATCGTAATGAGATTTATAGGATTGAAAACAATATGATGATGGTAAAGGACTTTGAACTTGTAGCACTTGCAGAAGTATTAGAAATCGATTTGAACGATGTAAAGAAAACGATTAAATAATATTATATACTAAAACAAGTAAAAAAAATGTCGAAATTTGTCATATGTAAAATTTTAGAGATAGATTAAAAAAATCTATCTCTTTTGTATATTAAAGTTTTTTACAATAATCTAAGCATATCCAGCCACTTGGTATTTTACCCCAATTCTGGTCAATTTTAGAAACATCACAGACACAACCTTTTACAAGTCCATTTGGCTTTGTATTAGTCAGTTTCTTGATTTGAGATTGTGCATTGGCTGTAAGTTCATGAAATTTTTTCCATGAATATTCAGTACCAGCACCACTTCTTACAGTTAGTACATCACAAGTAACTTCATATCTTCCTGGACTATATTTGTTTTTTGAACTTGTATTTGGTAAATCTGCATCAATGTATTTTGTAGGTTCTACTTTATTATTGTCTTTATCTCTAACTTCAAAATGTAGATGAGCACCAAAACTTCTTCCTGTATTTCCCATATATCCTATAACTTGTCCTTTTTTTACTTTATCACCTGTTTTAACAGTAACAGTATTATATTTCATGTGAGCATATAAAGTATACATTCCGTTATTATGTTTAATTTTAACATAATTTCCATAGTCATTTGAATTAGGAGCATTATATTTGTAATCTTTTTTTGAAGCCACAACAGTTCCATCAGAATGAGCTACTATATAATCTAATGTATAACCTTTTCCTACAATATCTATTCCGGTTATGTGTGCCCTTTTTGTATTTTTGTGTAACTAAATTATTTTTATCTTTTAAAACTCTACTCATCTATATTCACCTCAATTTCGTCCATTATATCATTAAAATTCTCAGCTATTTCTTCTACTTCTTTCATTACTTTATCATTCATTTGAATTATCCTCACTTTCACTAGTTTTCTCCACTTTATTAGCTTTCTTTTGATATTGTGTACCAAAATAAAAACCTATAACTATTAAATAAACACTCATAAAATTTTCAGGTACATTTCCTCGTAGTGTCAATATTCCGAATATTACAGTAGTAAAAATAGTTACAATTGATTTAACATCAATCAACTTTGCGATTTTTAATCCAATTTCTTTTAATACTTCCATTTTAGACTCCACCTTTTTTTATAAACTCTTTAATACTCCAACCTATAAAAGCTATAATCGCAGTACCAACAGCACCTATAAAAGCACTTAATAAATTTTGTTTAATTATTTTCTTATTTTCTTTATATTCTGCAAATTCTTTAGTAGTAAGTGCATCCACTTTTTTGTTTATATCCTCTTGTACAACTTGCATATTATCTTGTGTTACTTGCATGTTTTTCATATTTATAGCCATAATGTGAACATCTTCTGCAATTGTTTTAGTAGTTTTTACATCTTCTTGGAGAGTACCTAATACAAGTTCAAATTTTTCGTGTTCTGCTTCTGCTTTTGCTAACTGTTCTTTAATGTTCATTACTTCTTGTGTTAATTGTTCGTTTGTCATTGTTAAACCTCCTCTTCTGTCGAAGGTTCTTCACCTGTATAAGTACCTGTTACACCAAATACAGTTTCACCAGCTTTAATTATTTCAGGCTTTAGTCTTGTTTCTTTTTCATTTAAAATTAATTGTAATTTCTCTTTTAATTCCGACATTATTCAACACCTCCTACAAATTGACCAGTACCACTATTATAATAAATTTTATTTGTAACTTTATCTAATAAAGCAAAAACAGCTGTATTTTCTCTTATAGGTACAAAATCAGCAGTTAATGAACCGTTAATAGATATTCTGTAGTTTTTTATTTTAACAGTCATTTGACTTGGTTTTATTGTATTTTTAGATGCTAATGCGAATATAGGAAAATTTAAGGAAGCATAACTAGACAAACTACTATTAGTCCTTGAAAGAACCTGTGTATCATTAATATAATAATACGTTGTACCGTTTGTTATTTTCATTTTTAATTTATAAAAAGTATCTAAGATAAGTTCTAAACTACTTGCTTCTGAACCATTAAAAAGATTTCTTGTCATGTTTAAACCATAAGAACCTCCAGCATCCCAACCACTAAGAGAGTCTGTTTCACCTGTTGGCAATCCACAAAAAGCAATATCAGTTTCAATATCATACGTGTTCTCATTAGAATAAGATATGTCTGTAATAATATACTGAGTTCCGTTTGCAATTAAATAAGAGATTTCTTCATAGTATGATTTTTCTCCTAGTATGCTTTCACTTATAGCTAAACACTCCTTATATTCTTCTAATGTTGTAATATCCACCTCTTCACCTTCGTATGTTCCTTCTATATCAAATACAGTTTCACCAACTTTAATTATTTCTGGTTTTAGTTTCTCATTCTTTTCACTTAATATTGCTCTTAATTTATTTTCTAAATCAGTCATACTACACACCTCCATTTATTGTCTTTTCTATGTAGATATAAACTTTGTTTATTTCGTCTTTGCTTAATGCTCTGTTGTAAACAAAGGCATGGCTCATATAACCTTTAAAAAATCTATCACCTTGTTGAAACGATTTACCAAAAAGTAAATTTCCAATAGCCGAAAATGTTACTGATGTTGATGTTTTTCCTTCAAAAACATCATCTACATATACATAGCTATATCCACTATCAAATACACAGGCTACTTTGTGCCAAATATTTAAAGATAATGTTGTAGTTGGAACTATAACAGCCACTTTAGAATTTGGGTTGTTTGAGTATCCAATAGAACCACCATCATATTGCAAACCAACAATACCTTGATTACTACCTCCATGCAAACCAAATATTCCTCTATAATTATTCCATGCAGTAGGTTTTATTCTCATTACGACAGTATATCCATTTGCTAATAATGACTGACTTACTCCTGTATCAAATTCAGTACTACTTCCGTTAAATACTAAAGATTTATCTGACCATGAACCGTTTGAAATACTTACAAATGTATTATCAACTAAATTTCTCCAAGTTGTAGACGAACTATTGTAGCTAGTTCCATCATTTAATGCTCCTACCAATTTCAACTGTATTCCAGTAGCAGGAATATCTACATTACCTAAAATATCAGAAGCTAAATTGTTACATGTTTCATAATCTTCTAATGTTGTAATATCAACACTTGCTACACTTCCACCACTAGTATATCCAGCTGGAATAGTTTGAGCTACTTCTGATGGTATATAATTTAATGCTCCATTATTTGGCATTGTTCCATATATTTTTCCTTTTGTTCCAAAAGCTGTTTTACCATTTAACACATTTTCACTAGAAATGTTTGCATCTGCTGTATTAAAAAAATATTCGTTATTTCTTATTAAACTTGTAATTATCTCTGTTGAAGTATCATAAATAAAACTATTTAATTTTGGATTTGTTATTGTACTTATATAGTCTAAATATGAAACAAGATGTGTAACTTCTGTTAGAGATATTGTTTTATATAGTGTTAATTTATTTGTAGTATTATTAAATGTATATATTTTTACTGTATAAGAACTTGCACTATACAAATTAGATGCAACAACAACTTTATCACCTACATAATAAGCCATAACTGGATTTTCAAAAGGTATCATATTCCATATATAATTATAAATATTTATTCCTGCCGAACTATTAACTAATGTTATAGTATTATCATTTATTTCAAAAATCTGATTATTGTAATATATCTTATTCGTTCCAACATAAAAGATTAATGGATTTGTAGTTAAATATGAGCTTCTGCCTCCATTAGAGTTCTTTACTATTTCGTTTTTTAATGTACTAACTCCATTAAAAACCTCATTAAAATGGAATAATAATTGTTGATTGTTATTCGGGCCTCTTTGGTCGCCATATGTAGACCCAAAGCATAATATATTATGTACTAAATATCTACCTGTTACATCCCATTGTGACCAATATGTATTTGGGGCTGTACCAGTATAATTTCCATCAACACTTGATTGATATTTCCATAAAATCGAATTTGTATCTAAATCTATTATTTGTAAATAGGATAGATTTTTACTATATTGTATTACAAAACCAGATACTAGAATTATATTTTTATATACAGGATTAGGAGTAATCGCTCTTGCTCCACAACTTCCTACTATGTTTTTTAATTTAATTACGTTATAATTTTTTAAATCAATTACAACAAAATACATTGTTGTTGAAGTATCTACCATTGTAAGAGTATAATACCCATTGTCATCAGGCATTTTCGTTAATTTCATATCCTTTATTTCATTCGTTGTAGAATTTCCTAATTGTACTTTAGTATATTTTTTTATAGTAGAAGTATTTATATTCATATCATCCTTTACTTTGCCAAAACAAATATTACTATTAGCATCAATATATAGTAATGTTTTTGTTTCTCTATGATAATCATATATTTTTACAATGTCTGAATATGTTTCTAAATTTACTTGTGTTATTGCTCCTGTAGATATTTTAGTTGTCATTATATTTCCTGTTACTTTTTCTCCATTTATATAGGCTGTTTTTGGATTTATAATATCGTATTTTGTAGCAGTTGCATCAGAGGTATTTTCCCCTCCTTTGTTTATAAACTTTATACTCATCTACTCCACCCCTTTTACAACTAATTGTATTTTTGTATCAGCTTCTGTAGATGTTATAGTTAAGTTTTCAACTTCTATATTTACTGGCAATTCTAAAGCAAGATTTGCACCTACCTGTAAATTAGAAGAACCTGTATTTACAGTTATATCTGATGTTTCAGAATAATTTGCAATCATAATACTTGTTACTTTTTTACCTACATTAATTGTAGTTGTCTCTGTACCAATTGTTAATACACTTGAATTTAAGACGACTTCTCTATCTTGTATTGATGAAGTTTCCACAATTTCTCCATCCATTGCAACTTTCATTTCGCCTTCTTCATTTACTTTTATGTTTTTAATTTCTCCATTTTCTGTTATTCCAATTAACATTTTTTTACCTCCTAAAATATATAATTTTAGTAGTAGGTTTTTGAAAGAAAATTTATCACCCCTTCCCTATTTTGTTTTTGTTAGTTTGCTTCTGTATTTTTTCATAAGGTACTGTTTAGCATAATCTTTACATTGTGATTCTAACTGCTCTAGTTTTTTTTCACTATATAATCCTTGTTTTTCATATTGTGTATATTTAGTGTAAGCAATTTGTTCGTATTCTTTTTTCATGTCTTCTGTAAGATTTAAAGTATATCCACTTTGACTTAATGTACTTCTTGAAGGATAAAATTTAGTAGATGTGATTTTGTCATCATTTTCTGAATATAATAATTCTTTACCCAATGCTTGTCTTGCTGTATCTGTTTTTTGTTTTTGTAAAGGTCTTATTAATTCTGCTTTTTCTTCTCCTGATGTGGTCAAGTCAGCTTTTATTGCTTTGATTTGTTTATTAATCGTTGCCATAATTGAAATTGCTTCTGTTAGTCTTTCAAGTTCTTCTTCCTCTTTTGATGTAATTGTTCCTCCATTTTTCTTTTTTGTTAGTTCAGTTTCTCTTGTATAAACTTCATCTATACTAGCAGAATTTTCATTTATATTTACAACGAATCTTTTACCAATTGCATCATCTTCTGCTCCCATAGCAGGCTTTTCAGCACTTAAACCAAGCTTTCCTGAAATATAATCTATAGTATCTGTTACTTGTGTTCCTAATCCTCCAAAATATCCTGAAATAAGATTATCTATTTTTGCAGGAGAATAATTAAATATTTTTCCTAACCAAATTGCAAGTTGTGATGTGTAATCGTAATACTGCATATATTCAGGTAAATCTAAATCATAGCTTTTTACTATATCTGTATTATAGTAAAAGTCTTTGTTTACTGCATTTTCAATTAATGGAGATATTGCATTTGGAATTAATCCTCCAATCTCATCTGCTGGCATATTATCCATAATCGAATTTTCAATCCATTCTGCAAGTTTTTTTCCTTCTTTTCCTTCTTCTATATGTCCTGTTGCTAAATCTTGTATATATTCCGCAAAATTAATAATGCTTCTCATTATTCCTTGTGGTTTTTTGATTGTAATAATGGAATCTCCAATTTTAAATACGAAATTATCATTTTTCTTTCTTTGATTTAATTCTTCGATTTCGTCATCATCATAAACCATACCTTTAATAATCATAGCAATAGTGGTAAGTATTGCTATTCTTGCACTTGTTATTTTAGGATTTGCTTTAACTTTTTCTGCAAAAGTTAAACTACTTCCTACTCTTGCTGATGAAAATGGAATTAATTGATTTATTTCATGCATCAATGTTCCAGTTCTTCCAAAGTCCTGTGTTGCATCTCTTGACTCTATTGCACCTTTTATTCTTGCATCAAGTTCACTTCCACCTTTATTTTTGTAAGCTTCATAATTCTTTTCAAAGACTCTAAATCTAGTAGAACTTTCTGATAATTCAGGAATATATGTCATTATATCTAACAACCTCTTTAGAGGTTTCAAAGATTCTTTTATGCCTAATGTTTCACTATTTTTTGTTCCATAAATATCCTTCATGATTTCCTGTGTTGTCTTTCTATATTGAGATAATCTTGTAGAATTACTTGCACCACTTTGTTCATATAAAGAATATAAACGATTTATTCTTTCTACATAACCTGGATAATACTGTTTTATAAAATTTCTAACTGTTTTATTTGTTGCAGTAAGAATATCTAAAATACCTAAAGCATTATCTACAACTGGTATAAATCCTGCTTCTGAATATATTGTTGCTTGTGCTGTATCTGAAATCATATTAGGTATCGCAAATCCAACATTAGCCATAGTTGCACCATATCTCAAAGGCATATTCATTTTTCGCATGATTTTTAAGAACATACTATTAGTATTTTTATCCAATCCCATAATTGAATTGAATAAATCTTGTGTTCCTTTAGCAAATTGAAGATATACTCTTTTTCCATTTGTATCTATAAAACTTGTAACAAGATTCTCAGTATCTATTTTATTATTAGGAGCAAATATATCTATTGTTTTTTCTAAGTCAATATTATCAGTATCTATGCCTTGTTTTTTTAATTCTGATTCCCATACAGATAATGTTTCTGTTCCTACTTTCTGCATTGGTGTAGGTATTTTTTGGAACAGATTATTTTTTATTCCTGCTTCTGCACCTTGATTATATAATGTACTTAAAACATTATTATTTTCTACCTGTTGAATTATATTGGCTGAATTTACTACAATGTTTTCAAGAACATCTTTGATGTCTAATTCACTTCCCGTTCTTTTTCTAATTATTTCTGCTACAGAGCCACTTCGACCAACTTGATTTCCTCTATCCAAATCCAACACTCTTTGAAATGGAACATAAAATGCATTACTTTCTCTTAATGCTTCTGCATTTTCTTTAGAAATTAATCCATTATTAACAGCATATTGTAATACTCCATCTAATGTATCATAAACTATTTGGGATGCTTGCTGTATTTGGTAATCATTTTTGAATTGTTCTACAACAGCTTTACTATCCATAGTTCTTAATCCCGTTTTTAATGATTTGGATTTATATTCTAAATCTCGTTGTGCAACTAGAAAAACTCTTAAATCATTAAATCTTTGAGGGTCATTATTTAGTAATTCTCCTAATTGATTTAATCCTGGCATAAGTCTATTTCCGTTTAAGTCTATATATCCGTCTGAAATCATTGAAATAGCTTTATTATTTACTCCTCCAGCAAGTCTTGCTAAAATGTATGCATTTTGACTTAATTTTGCTTCTTTTCCATTAGCTTTTGATAATTCATTTACTGCTGATTTTAAAAGATAATTTTTATCCCATACCCATTTAATGATGTTTTCCTTTACTTTATTTTTAGTGATAGGAGTTTTATCTGTTTGTTCTCCAATACTTTGATTGCTTAATATTCTATTTCTAGGATTTTGATATATGTAATTATAAATTTGACTTTGTACTTTATTCATAAAATCATTAAATGAACTATTTTTTTGTCTAAATTCATTCAGAATAGCAATTGTTTTAGGATATTCAGTTGTAGCTTTTGAAGGATTTATTCCATACATTCTAATCACTTCTGCAAAACCTTCTTGCAATTTTACATTTTTATTTTCATTTTCATATCCACCATGTCTTTTTACTGCTAACAATAATTCTTCTGAAATAGCTTTTTTATCAATATCCATTCTTTTTCCTACATCTAAAGCATGTCCTAATTCATGAAGGATATTATCTATATCTTTATATTCCTTAACTCTAATTGCATCTATGTCAGGCTTATAAATACCATAAGCTCTTTGTCTAAAATGTCCTCGTCTAATTTCTTTACCTAAATACTCTTCAATAGTATTTTTTATATCAGTAAGTTTTGTAACAGGTATTGAATTATCCCATGCACCTGTAGCATCTACATTTTGTATTTCTTGTTCGATTAATCTATTAGAACCTTGTGCATTAGTTTGTCCTAGTGAATTATCTACTTTCATTAAATTTTTCAAATAGTTATTATCTTGTAAATATTTTATATAATCAATATTTTCTTTATAGACTCTTTCATCGTATGGTGTTGATTTTTGTTCTTTATCTAAATCCCTATTTGAATATAATGGCTGACCTTGTTTTTTTACAGATTCTCTCATTTCTTCTGTAATAGTAAATCCCATTTGTTTTGTAATATATGGAATATTTTTGTTGTTTATAATGTCAATTAGACCTTGTAATCCATGTTCTTTGTATTCCGATGTATTTTTCAAGTCTTTTCCCATATAAACTATTTCTACTTTACTATTCCATTTTTTTAGGTATTTATTAAGATATTCTGGAATTATTTTGTCATAAAAGCCTTTCATACCATCTCCACCAACTTCTAAATCTGAACCAACTAATTCCCCATCTCTCTCTTTTGAACTTATTATTTTATTGTGAATTTCTTTTCCTAAAAAACTTTCTAATTCTTCTGATTTTACTTCTTTGTCTATTACTAAATTATATTCTTCATATTGTTTTTCCCATTTATATGCTCTTATCCAATACATGCTTTCATCATCTTTTTTTGTCCATTTGATTTTATCAACATACTTTGATAAATCATATCTTCTATTTTGTTGCTCTCCTGTTGTCCATGCAACTTTGTTATATCCTTGCAATACAGCATTATTTATCATTCTTCTTAAAACAAATTCATGCCAATTTTTCTTAAAAGGAAACTGTGAATCTATCCAAGAATTATTAGTAGAATTTAGTTTGTATCCTATTTGTTTATTCTCTTTTAAATTTTCTTCTTGCAATCTTTGAATATCTGAAATTTGTTTTTTTATTTCTTCTGTTTCTTTATTTGTTAAATTATCATGAAGTCTACTACGTAGTTCATTTTCTTGAGCAAGTAACTTTACAAAATCTTCTTTAAGTTTTTCTTTCTGATTTTCTCCTTCCTTAAATGAAAAATATTCTTTTTTTCTTCCTTCTTGATGCATGTCAGATTGTATTTCTTCGATAAATAACACTTTATTTCCAGTAATATCTTCAAAATCTTGTGTTCTTGCATGTGCAATTATATTAGATTCATCCCAATGTGGCGAATTATATTCTTTTAACTGTTTATCTTCTTGCTGAGGAACTGTAAATAAAATTTCTTTATAGTTTTCTCCATATTTTAATGCATAATCTTTATATTTTGGAAGTCCTAATTCATCTACATAATCACCATATTCATCCTCAATAAAACTTAATTGCATCTCTGCTTCGTGCAATCCATCATATAAGTATTCTAAGTCTTGCATATCATTATCTAAATCTTTTAAAGTAAAAGGATTATAGAGTACACCATCTTCTTTTATTAATCCATAAATTATTACTGGAGTATGTACTATCTTTCCAGCTTTATTTCTTTTAACTTCAATTCTTTCTTCTTGTGCAAATTTTTCAAGATTAACCAATTTTTTTAAACTGTCCGCCATATAATCTCCAATAGTTCCTGCGAACGTTCCATTTGGATTAATCGGAGTCAAATCATATTCTTCATGAGCGATGTCATATTTATTAAGTATTTTTGATATTTCATCTTTTTTATTCCTAATATCTTCTTCTATAGGAGCTTTTAGTTGTTTTAGTTTTGAATAACCTTTTGTTACTTCTTTTATTTGTAATTGATTAGCTTTAATATAATCTAATACTTCTTGCTTTGTAATTTTCTGTAATTTCTTTGAATTTATATAATCTTCTATTCCTGTCCAATCTAATTCGTCTTGTTTTATTCCATTGTTCTTTAATAAATTTAGTATTTGCTGACTATTACTAATATTAGGCATTTTTTGTTCTATAACGTTTTCTAGTTGTGAATAAAATCCACCTTGACCTTCTTTATCAGTATCAATTCTATTAGAGTATCTTATGTCCTCGCTAGAAGTAGGATTAGTGTTGTCTATGTTTTTTATTTGGTTTGAGTTGAATACAAAAATAGAACTTATACTGTTTCCATCTTCGTCTTGTTGTAATTCATCAACAAAAGTGCCATCATAACCTTTTTCTTTCATTCTGTTTACAACTTCATTAAATGCATCACTATCAATGTATTCCCAATCAATTCCTGTTTCTGTTGAAGCATATCTTTGCCATACGTTTTCTGGCACACGATAAAAACTATTATCACGATACCTTATACTACCATCAGTATAATTCGCTATCTCTAAATCACCATTTTTAACATCTGCATCTACTAATGGTTGAATAATATATCTAATGTTTTCCATTTCGCTATCAGTATATGTTTTATTAGGTGAAAACAATGGATTTGTAACATTTGCATATAATTCTTTAACATTGTTTCCATATTCGCTCGCAAAATCTTTTGAAGTAGCAAGAAAGAATCCTTTTGAGTCTGCCTCATATTCTACCAATCCACCAATGTTTCTTTTGCCACCTTCTTTCTCAAAAACTGTAAAATTAGCATCTGAACCATGATATACAGTTAATAAATTCCCATTCTCATCTCTTACTTTACTATCTTTAAAATACTCTTGTTGTTCTTTTGTAAGTATTCTACCTTGATTATCTGTAACTTCTGTATTTGCCACATCTTTTCTATCTGAATACCTAATATCTTCGTTAGAAGTAGGATTTAAGTTGTCTACGTTTTTGATTTGGTTTGAGTTGAAAGCTACATATATATCTTGATTATGTAACGATAATCCTTGTATTGTATTTAAGACTGGTACATGTATACCATCATATCCATTATCTAAAAGATATTGTCTGATTTTTTTTTCATCTATTGTTCCATCTCTTTTATATATGTCAGCTTCTATATATGGATTTATATTTCTTATAGCATAAGTCAATTCTCCACTACTTACATTTTTTATTTCTAATGGATTTTTAATATTTAAGTATGATTTATATATTTTCCCTTTTTCACGAGAATAATTTTTAGCTACTTCTTTAGATGAAGTGAAATAAAATCCATCTCCTAGCATTCTGCCATTTTTTGCTTTTTTATCTATATCAAATACGGTAAAATCAGAAACAGTACCATGATAAACTTCTAATAAATTCCCATTCTCATCTCTTACTTTACTATCCTTAAAGAACTCTTGTTGCTCTTTCGTAAGTATTCTTCCCTTGCTATCTAATTTTGAATAAACAAAATCTTGATTTTGATGGAATTTTAAGTTGTTATTTCTTCCTAAAAATTTTTCAACATAGTAGTGTGTTGAATCTAATGCTTTCCATATATAAACATTTCCTTGACTATCGTAGGTTCTTCTTATTAGAGGTTCTCCCGGAATATAATGTTCTCCTAAAATTTTTCGTGCTTCTTCTGTCAATCTAATATATTCACTATTAGTTGGATTTTTTATAATTTCAAATTTATCTCCAGTTGGATATGTATAATATAATATTCTATTTTCGTCTATATCTTCTCTATCTGAATACCTAATATCTGAATTATTAGTAGGATTTGTATTGTCTATATTTTTGATTTGATTTGAGTTGAACACTACATATTCGTTTCCATCTATAATTCCGTCATATCCTAATTGTTGTAACAATTCAATAGATGATTTATTTTGTTTATTTGCATATCCTTTTATATAATCTATAAATCCTGTAAAAGTTTCTAACTTACTTTCCACATAAGGTTTATATGCTTGTTCATAGTAAGAATCGTTTGTATCTATTTTAGGATTAAATATTTTTATTATTTCATCTACTCTGTTTTTCATTTCTTTTGAATTGTACTTATTAGAATAAAGAGGATTTTTTATATTCAAATAGACTTTGTAAGTTCCTGCTTTCTTTGAGCCATTTTCTTCTGCTATATCTTTATAATATTTTGCTGTTGATTGACTACTTGTAAAATAAAAACCATTTCCCAAACTACTACCCTGTTGTGTTCCAAAATATTTCTCACTAAATTTTGTAAATCCATAACTTCCAGTTGAATGATAAACCTCTAACAGATTGCCATCTTTATCCCTAACTTTACTATCTTTAAAAAATTCTTGTTGTTCTTTTGATAATCTTCTTCCTTGACTATCTGTTACATCTTCTCTGTCTGAATATTTTATTTCTTTTTGTATATTATTAGTAGTAACAGTTTTGACAGAATTATTTTTTTGTGCTATACTGTTATCAATAGAAGGAGCTTCTTGTCCGACAGGTACTTCTAATTCTAACGAATTATTAGCCTGTATAGAAGCTCCTTCGTTATTTATTAGCTTTACCCTATGAACATAAAATCTATCTCCTGCTTTTGTCTTTTTTATATCTATTTTGGTTGCATATAATTTATTATCAATCATTGCTGTATTAAATAAATAATAATATCCTCTAACTTCTGTTCTATTCTTATCGTCATGCATTACAAAGTATCCATTTCCATCTTGTGTTGTTAAGATTAAATTATCTAAATAAGGAATAATTGAATATTTTTCAATACTTTCACCTTTGTTAAAACTTTCTTTCAAACCTGTAAGAGTTATATCAATATCTAAACTTACTTTTTCAAATTCTCCATTTAAATTTTTTAACTGTGTTTCTAATTTAATATTAGTAGGATTTTTTATCTCTTTATATAGTTGCTTTAGTGTTTCATTTCTTGAATCACTATTTTTTAATATTTGCTGTATAGTTTTTGTAGTAGTTTTAACTTTTGATATATTCTTATTGTCTTTATATCTTTCAACTAAAAAATCTATATAATTATTATCTTTAATTTCTCTTCCATCAGAATTATATTTTACTATATCTTTGATTTTCTTATTTTCTATTATATTTTTAATAACACTACTAATTTCTGTATAAACCTGTTCTTGTTGTTCTATTGAACCAAAGATATTATAATGTGTATCTATATTTTCATTAGTTATATCTATCAGCAATTTTACATATTGTTCTGATAATAACTTTGATTCAATATAAGGTCTCCAATTCACTATATCATTAGCCCAATTGCCGATATAATCACTTTCAATTTCTTCAATTACAAATTCTCTTATTTGATTTTCATTCATTCCTTCAAAAATACTTTTATCACTTATAATGTCTTTATATTTATTAATTTGCTCTATTGTTATTGTATTTTCTATTATATTCTTAACTTTTGACCATTCTTTGTTATTATTTTTTCTTAACCAATGACCAAATTCATGAAAAGGAAGAAAATTTGCTGTTTTTTTACTCACTAAAGAATTATGTTTTACGAATAGATTATTATCATAATAAAATGCATTTTTACTTGTATTTTTATTTGTGCTAAAAATTTCGTAATCTAAACCTGTTATTTTTGAAAATTCTTCTTGTATAATTTTTTCTGTATCAGTTAATTTGCTACGTTCTTCTTTGTATACTTTAAAATCTTTACCTAAATTTACTTGTTGTTCTTCTTCGAATCTTTGTAAGCCTTTGGATAATTTTTCTTGATTAGTTCCATCGTTTCTTTTACTCTCTTTTTCTCTTCTGCTGTTTTCTCTCTTTTCTGTTCTATTAATTTTTTGTCGTGTATTCTCATTTCTGACATTATTATTTCCTCCTCTAATCTTTTCTCCAAAGATTCTGTCATTCTCATCAAATTCAAAATCTGAAACTTTATGTGTTGAAGGTTCTTTTCCTTCTATTTCAGTTCTTTTAGCTATATATGAATCATTTGGCATTATTTGTTTTCCATATATGTTAGTATATCCTTCTGTCAATGCCTTATCAAGTATAATTTCTATTTTTTTAGCAAGAGAATAATTAGCATTTCCTTTTGAAATATCATTCAATGCTTTTGTAATATTATTCCAAGTTGCACCTGTTTCGTCTTTTATTTGAGCTAATAGTTTTGTTGTGCTTCTTTTTTGACCTGTCCAGGTATCTCCTGCTTTATATCTTTTACCTTCTGTACTATTTGCCACATCTTCTAAAAACATATCAGCCATACTTTGTATTTCTTCTTTTATTTCAGGATGTTCTTCTTGATAAGATTTTATATTTTTATCAGATACATTTTCGTTTGTTCTATCTTCCATATTGAGATTATTTTTACTTATATCCGTTTTTTTATCTCCATCTGGATAATTTGTCGTTTTATTGTTTGAAATCGTCGTATGGTCATTCTGAACGTTCTGAGGTATATTCGCTAATTGTGTTTTTGTTTGTGTGATTACTTCTTTAATTTTATTATTAATTGCTATATTTGATTGAATAATCTTTTCGTTTATTCCCTTAATACTTGCTTCATCTAAATTAATCATTTTGCTATCAAACTCTGCTTCTGCTTGTATTAATGTACTGTATGGAGTAGAATCAAGCATTACTCCTGTATTTGCATCTATGATATTATAAGCATTTGTATCTGCATTTTTAATTATTACTGGAGTTACATTTACTTTTTTATTAGGATTTAATATTTCTTTTCCTTGTGTTGTATTTATATTCTCTATATCGCCTTCTTGGTCAAATTGTGTTGTATAGAAAGTTTGCATGTCAGTAGTATTTGAAATATTATTTGTATCATATTGAATTGAATATCCACCTTCATTAATTATCTGTTGTACTTTTCTTGTCATAATATCATTTTCTTTACTTTCAAAATTACTTCCACCCAATCCTAACAAAGACATAATAATTGTTGAAAGTGTTGTTACTTTAGCTGTTTCTGTTGTATTATTCCACCATTCTTGAATTGTAGGAAACTCTTTATCATTTACAAGTTTATCTATAATGTTTCCGATATTATCTTCTAAAATCTCTTCTATATTTTCTCCTATAATTCCAACAGTTTTATTTGCAAATTCTTTTCCATATTTACTTTTTATTGTATCGAAAATTAAGTCATCAATTTTTTCAGATATTGATATTAAACTTCCTTGACCTTTTGTTAAAATATTAGCATCAAATAGTTTTTCTGTTAGATATGAAATATAACCTTTAGCAATTCCTGTTATTGTAGCTTGTCCTATTTTATCAGGATTTTCGTCTAATACCTCTTGTGAAGAGCGACCACCAACACTTAATCCTTGTGCAATAGTTCCTGCTTTTCCTCCACCAGGTAAAATCAATCCTATTACAGCATTAGTTGCAACTTCTGATACTGTATTGGTAACTATTCCTGCTGTTCTTATGGCATCATTTTCAATTCTATTAGTTACATCTATTTCGAAAGAACCAGTATCACTTATATCTCTGCCTGTTTCTACAATATTATCGTACCAATTATTTAAAGTTTCTGCTGTTTCTGCTTGATTAAAAACATTAGCCCACGTTTCAAGTCCTCTAACACCAAATCCTGCTACTGTTGTTACAACATTGGCTAGACCAGCAACAGTATTTAATACTCCACCTTCAATATTTTTTAAAATTGTTTTTGTTGTAGCATTAAATTTTTCTATTCCACCTTTTTCTATTTGTTTATTTATTTCTTCTGCCTCTTCTCTAACTTTAATATCATGTCTTGTTATTATTTGTTGATTTTGAGTTTCTTTATTAGTAGCAATTCTTGTTTTTGGTAGTAAATTAAAAGTTGAATTTACATTTCTTAATGATTTATTAGAAGGATTTACAGTTATTTTATTTTTTTCTGTTTTGTTTCCAACATTTACATTTGTTTTATTTTCTTCTTTTGATGAAATTGTCGGTTTATTTGCTTCATTCTCTGCTTCAATAGTAATTGCAGTTGGATTGTTTGTAGTGGTTTTATTTGATTCATTATCATTTTTAATAACATTTGTAGTAGTATCTTTTAACTCTTCGGAAGTATATATGCCTAAAGAGTTTCTTAAATTCTTTGCACGTTCTAATCGTGATTGATAATTATTTGCATTGCTTGAACTAGAATTTATTTCTGTACTATTATCACTTGAACTTACTATTCCAATAGAATTGCGAAGTTGTCTAGCTCTCTCTAATCTTTTTTTGTATTCTTCTTCATCTATCATATATTATATCCTCCTACTTTCCAAATATTGATAATACTCCACTTAACCAATTTACATTTTTCTTTTCAGTTTCTGTTTTTTCCTGGTTATTATCTGTTTCAGTAGGTTCTGTTGAAGATTGATTTGAATATTTAGAATATTTAGCTGATAGATTTAAAAATTCATTTTCTGTTATCATTCCATTAGCATATAATCTATCTAAATAATTCATAAGTTCGTTATAACTTTTTTCATCCGGTACTACATATTGTCTTGTAAAGTCATCATATTCAGCATATCTATTTTTTATAATTTCATCATAAGTTTCATAGTTGCTTGATATACTGCTTGATTTACTTCCATAAGTTTTTATTAAATCATATTCGTATTTAGCATATTCTTTTTCAATCTCATTTTTAACTTTATATAATGCTACTTGATTTGCATATTCGATTTGTGCTTGTTCTCTCATTTTTTGTAGCTCAAATTCTCGTTCTTCTTTGGCAAGTCTTGCAGTTCCTGATAATGTTCCAACTTTTACTCCTAGTATTGTAGAAGCTTCATTATCTACATAACCTAATTCGTCTACTCTTTTCCATGCATTTTCAAGTGCATCTTGTTGTTTTTGATATGCAAATTCTTTTTCTTTAAACTCTCTATCTTTAGAATCTTTCCAATATTCGAATTGCTGTGCATCGTAACTCATTACTACTTGTGCCATATCGGCAAGTTGTCCTAAATATGCCATTTGTCTATCATATGCTTTTTGTTCATATTGAGGAATAAGCTCTGATACTATTCTAGCAACTCTTTCAGCTGTTGCTGTAGAGTTCAAAACTCCACTTCCAGCTAGACTTTGTAATGTTCTATTAGATGCATATTCTGATGCAACTTGTAATGATTTATCTTGAGTAGGGTCATAAAAAGAACCATTCCTTATAGTTTCTAATTGTGTTAGCATAGAACTAATTACACTATTAATAGTATCTGAATATGCACTTTGATATTGTCCTTGTACAGAATTAAGATTTGCTGTCGTTGGAGTAACGATTGTAGTTCCTATACTTGTTTTCTTAATTCCACTTTGACCTATATTAGTATTTACATTTTGATTATTTCCAAAAGCACTTTGATAGCTCTCATATATTTTATTAAAATCCACTACATTATTGTTTGTACTAGATGGATTATACGTTTGAGGAGTAGGTACTGAACTTACTTGGTTAGTGTCTGTTTGTAGGTTTTGAATATTATTAGTTGCTGTTGTTTGTGCAGTATTTGCTGTTGCTATTTGTGGCTGTATTTGAATTGGAATTGTAATAGGACTAATTCCATTTGCATTATTTTGAATTGGCTGTGTAGCAGTATTACTTACTTGCTGTATATTTGCTTCTGGATTACTTGTTGCTGATACTACATTTCCTGTATTTAAAAAAGTATTAGCCATTCAATATTACCTCCCTTATTTGTTATATATGTTATTTAGTTTCTCTTTCCATGTATAAATAGTTGATTCAACACTATTTCCTAAATCAAAAGTATTAGTTTCTAAATTGTGATTTAATGTATTTTTCCAATGATTTAATGTTTTATCTTCTGTATCGTATAAAGGAAAACTGCCTTTGTTTACTACATTTAATTGTTTTGACCACTCTTTTAGTGTATCTTTATTTGTCGAATATTGTCGAAAATACATTATCGTGTATTTGTTCTATCTATACGTTCCATTGCATAGATAGTTAAATTTCCTTCACCATAGATTTCTAAAGTGTAACTATAAGCATTTTGTATTGTATTAGGAATTATTACACGTTTAGTTTGATTTACTCCATTTTGCAAGGCTTCCTTTATTACTTCCGTTCTTCCATCATCAGTTATTATTTTTAGATTTACTGTTCCTTCTAAATCGTAGTTAAACCATAAATCAGACAACTGTTTTGGTTTGCTCAATGTACCATTCTTAAATTCTTTACTCTTCAAATAAAATGGTATTTTTTCTTTATATACAATATCGTTTTCATCTGTAAACTCATCTTGCCCATAAGTTTGAATATAATTTTGTCCATCTTTTCTTCCACCTGTAAGCTCGTATATTGTTCCATTTGCTGTCAAAGCATATATTGGATTTGGAGTTTGACTAAAGTTCAAATCATTATAACTATCACATATAGTAGAATAATTTAATTCATCTTTTATATTAGTTGGTTGTAATTCTTTAGTCCATTTTCTTAATCGTTGGTCAAATATTAAGAAATACTTATAATCAGGTAACCAAAAATATACTTTGTTTTCACTTCCTGCTACAGATATATTTTTAGCTTCATTAATTGTAATTCCATATATATATTTTTATATCTCCTGTTAAACCATTATTACTTGTAGGCTGTGATATATCTCTTATAGAACTTCCGTCATATTCGTAAATACATCTACCATATAACCAATATAAATAAGAATTATGTACTTTGATAGTACATTGGTCATAACATCCAATATTATTGTCTAATGAAACACAAGTATATGAATTAGTTTCTCCCATAATGACATTTGAACCATAATACAAATGCATATTTTCTTCGCTAAACACAATTAATTTATCATCAAAACTTACTAAACCTGTTATTTGGTTACAGTTCGGTACTCTGTCTATTCTTGAATCTTCTGCTTTTGTCCAATCCATAGGATTTTGTAAAGATGAGAAATATAGCATATTTCCTTTGCTTGCTATCATTCTGTTTTTGTGATAACACATGTGTTCAAATACTATATCTTTATCATCATCATCTTTTGGAAGTGGCATTTTTTCAGGAGTATTTATTGCAGATAATGGCAATTTATGTCTTGTAGGTGTAACACCTTCTCCATATAATATTAAATATTCATTGTTACCATCTGCATAATATACATGTCTAAACTTTGTGCCTACTATCTCCTGTGATATTACAGTACCTGTCATATCCTTTAATTGTTCACCTTGTATGTAAAATAAATATTTTATTCCAGCAACTCCAAAATATTTTATTTCATCGCCCTTTAGACCTGGATTTGCCATCATTGTTCTACCAATTTTCGTACAAAGTGCAGGGTATTTATTTAAACAAAAATTGTACATATCTTGTACTTCGTCATCTTGTATATTTTGTGGAGGATATATATTGCTAATACCACCAGCTAAATAACTGATTTGATTATTACTTTTATAATTTATATTTTGTAAATATGGATTTGGTTGCAATTCTATCTCCTCCTTTTGTATTTATGTATTTTTCTTATTACAGGGTATCTTTGCTGTTGCTCGTTTTTATTCTCGTTAGCTTTTTGTACTAAATTGTTATATAAAAGAATATACTCATTCGCTAACTCAATATCAGGATTATTCCCTGACATTGCTATAATTGACATCACATTGTATTTAACCAAATCCACATAGTTATCCTCTATTTGGATATAATCATCTAAATTTGTTACCATTTGAGGTTTTTTCATATAATATATATCTATTTTTCTTACATCTTGTGGAATAGGATATATTCCTATCGTACCTTCTCTTCCATCATAGTAACCAGATTCATTCATGTTTTCATTAGGTAAGTATGATTTCAATTCCTTAAAACTTCCCCAATTATATGGATTATTTTCGTTTCTTGCTTCTGTAGACATTGTTACACTATTTATCATGTCAATACTACAATTTTCAGGCAGTACATATAATTCTTGACCTGCTCTTGTAGTAAATGAATACTGGTCTTGTATGGCTAAATCTTTATATATTTTTTTAATTGTTTCATTTATCCATAGAAATAAATTTTGTTGTGTATATGAATGAGGTAATCTTACTTGGATATCATCAATTAGTTGTTTTACTGTTGTTCTACTTACTATTGCCATTTAAACACCTCCTACTTCGCCCTTATAATATATTTAGTGCCTTCTTGTCCTGTACTTAAATTTGGTATTTCAAATGTTCCAGGTAATTCTTCAATTCCTTCATTTAATACCTCGTATAAAGCTATATAATCTGAAACATTTACACTTTGCCCATTACACTCTATATAATTTGTTGGAATAGTTTTTCCAGCATGTAATATTATTCCTCCTATTGGAACTAATGCAAAAGAACTTGCTTGTGCTTCATTCCATAAATCAGGAAACTGTCTTATTTCTACACTTTTAATAAATGTATCTACATTGTTTCCAATAAATATTACTTCACTTGATTTAAATAATTCATTTGAATAGTAATAATTTCCTTTAGGAACAAATATATATTTTGCTCCTACTTCTATTGCATCATATATGGCTTGTTGTATTTTTAATCTATTATCGGTCATTCCATCTCCAATGACATTGTAATTTTGAAGTGGAACTATTCCAAATACATAAAAGAATAAATCTTTTAGTTCATTCATTTTTAATTCTGTTATCATTATTCAGTACCTCCTAAACCAGTATAGAAATATTTGTTTTTATATTTAACTCCTACAATATTTGTAGAATCATAATCCTTTCTAAACCTTACCAATGTATCAGCATTTCCTGCTGTTCCGAAAGACGTATCAGATGCAAATCTAAAATTATCATCTAAAGTTCCTTGTACAGGTATTCCTATCTGTTGAGCAAAAGACCATTCAGTTGTAGCATTAAAATCTACTTTGTAGATATTTAGTAAAGCTACATAATTGCCATCAGCTTTTGTTTTATAATATGCTCCATAATAGTATTGTAAATCAGGAGAAAATCCATTATATCTATAATGTATACTTACAAATCTTGTTTCATTCTTTTTGGTTACTGTAGTAGTTAATGATGCTTCATTATAAGTTAAATCATGTAAATATCCGTCTATTAAAACTTCCGCTTCGCTTGGTAATATACAACATGCTCCTGTTACTTTTATTGGTCTTTCTGTTGAAACACTATAAGTATTAGTATTAACTTTAGTAATTGCACTATATCCTGGAGAAACATAATAAAAATCGTTATAATAATTTTCACAAGTTCCATATAAATAATTATCATTTGCTGAAAATTTACATGTTTTTAACCCATGTTTTCCTTGTTTATATATGTCTACATAGTTAGGACTAAAATACATTGTAATTTCATCTAGATATTCATAAATTTTCATAGTGCAAAAATATCCATACATTTCGCTTTTAACAAAGATTCCAAAAACATTAGGATTAAGATTTGCAGGCGTTGCAGAACAAGTTGGAGTCATGCCTAAATCAACTGAATAATGATTTATATTATCTGTGTTA